CTCATTATTAATATTTTATGTAAAGTTGAAACTTTACATTAGCGGCGTCTTATATTATAGAAAGCGGATCAGATAATGCCGCTCGTTCACACACTTAGAAAAACGACACGATGAAAAATCTACTATTGCAGGACCTAGAGCCGTTTGCCCGAATCTCTGTCGAGGAATATTACGCCGATCAAGAAGCGTTTCTCGAAGAAGCGCACACAGCACTCGACAAAGCGATCGAAATCACAGATCCACTCGCCGAACTTTTCGACAACAAGTCACTCGAAGACTTCGATTCAGTAAGTTTCTAATCGCGAGATTTAAGAATGTCGGTACGTTGCCGATTAATTGGTTAACCACAAACAAAAACGACAAATGACAAAAACTAAATCTTTTAAACGACCAAAGACCGTCCGCGAACGCGTCGGGGTTCATCTCGACCAGGAGACGCGCAGCAGGTTCAAGATCCCTCTCACGGCGAAGAACTTGCTTGCAGGAATTCAACTATTTAATCAGCGTGCTTATGCTCCAGTCATATGGTTAGAACTTTATCCGCAAGAACAATATCACATGCAACGGCTCATCGATGCGGGTCTCGTTAAAGTTAATTGTCCATATCCTAAGATAGTCTCGTTTCTTACACCGGATGCTGGAATAGATTGGGAAAGTCTCCCATATTACGACGTCGTAGCGAGCCGTCGTGAAAAGCTGTATCTCGGTCAAGCCATGGACATAAGCGGATTCAAGCACGCGTTCTATCACAGGAATATGCGCCGCCTGTTGACACCGTCCGAAGCCGAGCAATCAACCGATCTTCTCGCCGGCTCAATCCAGGTCTATGAGTTTCCGCCACAGTGGAGACAAGGCTGGGTCGAAGCTGACAACCTAGATTATTACGACGCAGCCGGCAATCATCTTATAAGGTCGATCGCATATGAATACCGATCAGGCCGAATTGTAGCATCAAAGAGCTCAATATTCTATGAGGTGAAGGACGATTTTCGCCTACTTTGGCTAAGATAACGCGGCATAATTTGTGTAAAGCCGAAACTTTACATCAGTGAAGCGTACACTATAGAGTTCACACAAACAAAACACGACGACAGAACAATGATTAAATTCCTCATCTCTCTTTTTGCAGAATACGTACTCGTCGAAGTCGAAATAGTACCAAAAAACAACGACGAGAGTAAATTCGAGATAGGCAACATTTACCGCTTCCATAACGGCAGAGCGCAACGAGTACGTTTTAATGGTCTTGAATTCGTAGTCGCACAGTTTGACGACGTCGGCAATTATGGTCTTCTGCAACTGCAAACGAAACACGAGCATGACCTTATTGATCGCATTGAACATGCACTAGGAGATCCTGATAAATTCGATCCAATTGATTATCCTGCAAATAACGTAAAGACTCTCGATCTTTACGGAATCTATGTTACCGAAAATACGATCGGCCGCAAGATAGATATACAGGCTTAATTAATACTGAGGTCAAATGAACCAGGAACGCAGTATCGAAGAAGAACGTGAAGCGCTAAAGGCAATGGGAATCGAAGAGCCACAGCGTCAGCCGTCACTCGAAATAGATCCGGAGAAGATTAACAAGTTCACTGAGGAAGCGAGATCAAGAACGCTCGCGACCTTCTCGAAAGAAGAACTTCGCAATGAACTGTCAAACCGGCTCTTGATTGAAGAAGTTACGAGCAACAAGGAGACCGTTCATTCGATGCTCGTCGTCGTTGAGTCCGATGAGCGAGGCAACTTCCAGGTAATCGGCCTTTTCTCTTCTCCTGAGCGTGTTAAGAAATTTGTAGGTTTTACGGTTGGCGTTTTCGATGAGACAAACAAACAGAAGATCGAGAACTATACATTTACCGTAACCGATGAGCCTTTCACGTTCACCTCTTACACCGGAACTACGATCTCAATCTTCACAACACCGATCAACCAACCAGTCGAGAGAAAACTCAGATGACAAAATCAGCCGAGCCGCAAGACCTCAGACTTCGAGTTATCATTGCAGGAATTCTCAGCTTTATACTTTGGTTTGCTGCCTGGATAATTTCGGGTATCTAATATGAGCTATAAAGAGGATCGCGCAAAGGCGAGGATAGTTGCGGGTATTCTGATCATTATCGTTGTGGTAGTTACGATCATTGCTATAGCGCTTGGCTGATATGGTAAAAACCAGAACAGGATTTAACGATGAAAAAAGAAAAAACCAAATGTCCCCACTGCAATGATTACAATAAAGACAGGAGCCTCAATGTACCATGCCGATAGCATCAAAAATGACAAAGGGAAAATCTGATAGACTTACTCCCATTGCTGCTGGCTATGTGCTCGGTTACGTTCTGTATGCACTGTGGCTCTCCTTGTAAGAAACCGCCCCCGGTTGTGCTGGAAAATAAAAACACAAATTGCAATGGCTAAAGGAATAAGACGCGATCTCAAAAAGGTACTTGATGAAGTAAATAAAGATATTGCAAGCAACGCAAAACCTAATTCCATGTTTGCCCGTGGCCTAGCTTCAGAAGGGTATGCCGGCGGTTATCGGCAAGCGCTTTACGACGTGCAATTAGCTTTAGATGGAGTAATGCCCAATAGTCGATATTGGCACCGTGACGTGATCAATAAAGACTAGAAACCGCCCCAACAACAGAGATAAAATGAAATACAAAGAAACTACCTATACAGAAGATCAAGCCGGAAAGGACCTAGCATTCCTTAGGGAACTACAAATACGTACAGAGAAAGGTTTTGACGGAGACTGGACACAGCGGGATTATGTCAAAACCATGATTTCCGACTGGATACATGAGCTTGAACAGAAACTTCCAAACCACGAAAAGTATCAGCCTGAATATACAGAAGGGCTACTTTCTGAGGAATCGATAAAATTCTGAGAAACCGCCCCCTATCAATAAATACACAAAACAATCAAATGACTCTTCTTGAAAAAGATATTAGTGACCTCACACCTACGCAGTTCGTGTATTACGTTGCATGGTGTATGCTAGATGCTGGGCGGGGTCGCGTGTACCTTTCGGACTTAATCGAAGGTAATATTGATAATCTTTCTGAAAGGAAAATTAAGGCGATTCACAAAGCCTATGACAAGATGTGTCAGAAGATATATGACAAATGCAATCCTGAAGACTAGAAACCGCCCCTTACCAGATAAATAAATGACAAACTCACGATTTCAAAAGCTCTTAGATCAAGCATCTAAAGCAGCCGAAAAACACAAGGAATTAAGTGATAAGGTGAATGCAGAGTGTATTCGCAGATTTGGCGTTAGTTACTCGGATGTTGATGCCGATGGTATCATTGACGTGATTGACATATACGGCGGAACTATCACAGTTGAGGACTTTGTTAGCGAGATGAAGGAATGCATTCAAATGTATAGTTAGCCTGAAACCGTTTTCATAGAATTAATCGGTTTCGATAATTCTATGCCTTATCGAAAACAAAATTAGAAACGACTCATGAAAAAGCGAATTAGGCTTTTACTTGCTAAATACTTACTGAGGTTTATTGCTGAACTCGACTACCTGGATTCTCTCGATTTGGGAGATCTATTTTTCAAGACGCTCTCAGGCCTAATGACCCCAGAAGAAGAGAGAGAGCTTATTCTCGACTTCGAGTTCTCCGATGCCCACGACTATATCGACAACGTCATTCACTTTCCGTTTCTTGGCCACTTCATCTCAATTCAAAATATTGAATATGGGAATGAAGACGAGCTCGGCGGTTACTGGAGCGCCGATTATTACCGAGCAACGAAGCGGAAGAACGATCCAATCAAATATCAAATAACCGAGACGCTCCACGGACTTTATGAAGAGCCACTCAATGACGCTCTAAAATCAATAACTGAAACATTCGAATAACGACATGAAGGATCAAAACGAACTATTCGACAAAGAAACCGGCGAAGTTCAGTACGCCACCGGGAAATACGCCGGCAAGAACACCGACGACATCATATTCAACTTCGGGAAAAAGCACTCTGGGAAACGAATGGCTGAAGTTCCGGCTGACTACCTGCGATGGGTAATGAACACTGTAAGCGATAAGCCCCAGATTGTACATCTAGCGACGCGTCAGCTAGAGCAACGCGGATCACTGGAGATTCCGCAGGTCGACCTATCTCCCCATGCTGTCGACAGAGCATCTCAGCGTATGCTTGCTGCGTGGCTCGAAGACACAAACGAGAGCCGCGAGCCTGGACTATATCGATGGCTTGCAGAAAAAACCGGGAAAGCAATCGCTGAAGGGACATCTCCACCAAATGAACCGGCGGTATTCATTCACGACGGATTTGTGTACTTCATCGCTCCCGGCAATTTGTATCCGACACTGAAGTCTGTTCGAAGAGCATCGAAAAAGCAGCTTGCCGAGCTCTCAATGCTATCGGAGAGTGTAGCCAGCACCGACTCTGAAGACGACGACCTTCCATTCTAAAGCCTCACTGGGAACAAGTATTCACTTTACAGTAAAATAAAAACTAGACAATCAAGCTAACTCTAATCCCAACAGTTTACACTTAAGAAACGACATGATGAACTACATTCAGCGGTTCGCCGGCGCATTATTAACACTGATGCTTGGCGACACATCGAAAATCAATACGCTCACAAAAGACATCACGAGCTTCGTCGATGAGCTCTGGAACGATTTCACGACGAAAATCGATGACATGATGGACAACCGTTTTGGCAAAGAGAATACGACGCTCCACGCCGAAATCGAGCGGCTCATATCAAAACGCATTGACGCAAAGATTAAAGAGCTCGCAGGCGGTTCGCTCGTGACTTCTGAGATGGTCGAGGGTCATGTTGAGCAACACGTTAATAAAATTCTCGACGATCGGCTCGGTACAGACGACGAAAAAATTATCGGCATCATTGATCATACATGTTCGGTTATGCGTACTGACATGCAGGAGACAGAACTGTCCAGTGTATTGGAGAAAGTAAAGCAACTCGGCGAGCACGCTCTAGCGATAAAAGCCACGGCTGACGATAACAAAAAGACCATTGATGAGATGGTCAAGGTTAATAAATTGATGAAGGAAACCTTATCCGACATCAATGATCAGGCCGTCGAACGTTTCAATGAGTTCGGTGAGCGGATCGACACAGTTGAGGCATTCGCGAAAGAAGCGCTTGTAATGGCTGATAATGCAAAAAAGGATAGCCGTGGAAAAGAAGAAATAGATGCCGGCAAGCTATCAGATGAAATCATTAGCGACGTAATTACTCGGTTCTGCATGTTCGCCGAAGAATTGACAGAGCGACCAGTTAATAAAGATGAACTTCTATCAGAGAGGTTCAAAGGAAACCTTACATCAATTGCGCAGCACAACGAATTCAAGCTCGACGAAATCCGCTATCTCACAATCAGGGACACAGCTCAGACAATTGCTGAAGCGGCGGGTTATGATTGGGAACTGATATCAGCAACAGTTGATGATAATTCTTCTGATGGCACGGCGGCTGAAGATTACCTCACCGCCGTTATCAAAGAAAACAGGAACTGTGTTGCGCAAATACACAAAGAGCGTAAATCAGATATTCTCATCGGTATTATTGAGGCAATCTGCGATGCTTATCACATTGATATTACAACACTGGTTGATGCAGACTACCCCGTCGATATTAGAGGAATTCCATTTGACCTTAATATGACGATTGGAGCACTTACTGCTGCACTCATGAAAGTGGACGACAAGTTCACAGATAGTAAGCGAGAGACTCTAAAATATGGAATTCAAAGTGTCCACGAGTCAATAGCTCTTGCCTTTGAGGTTGCTTCACAAAGCTCGATCGAGTCGACGCTCAGAAATGGTATTGCAAAGGTTAAAGATGATCTCAGCCAAGAGCTCGGGAGCTCCGGCAACATATTCGAGATATTGCGCCAAATCGCAGGTATTGAGGAATTCAAGATAAAACCTGGAGATTCGGCACTCGAAACAAGCGTCGAGATGCTTCTTACTGACGGCCGAATCCTCTGGTTTAAAAACGACGGCACTGTAGAAGAGCATTCAGCACCCATCGAATTAATCGACAGCGATCCGATCAAGATTGAGCCGATAATCAACGTCTTGGATGTAAAATTCAAAAGGATGAAAGACGATATCGAAGCAATCGAAGAGATAAATGCTCTTCTTCGTAAGTACATTGATCATAAAACGAATTCAAAACCAGACTCGTAAGAGTAACTACATCCATCAATAAACAGGAGAAAGCCATGAAAACTCCATCACACCAAAAGGTTGTCGTGATCGACGACGGAAGCATCATCATAATCGATGACGGCGATGACACGGTCACGATTGCTTAAATGACGAGAGGACCCTGGACGGCACACTACGAACCGATTCCAGGGTCCTCTCTCTAGCTACATCGCACAAAGCGACATTGGAAAATAACTAACAAAAGAAGATGAAGTTACAAGTCAATAAAAAAATCCGGAAATATTGTGAGAACAAGCTCAAAAGCTCCGAAGATATGGTCGCTCGTTCTGTCGTCGAGTTTCTCGATAATGATAAGAGCGAGTTTCTCTCTCCCGAGGAGCTCAAGTCGCTAGCTCGTCAGACAATCGTGAAGTCAACAGAGCTAACTGTGCCAGATATAGCAAATCGTCTCAATCTCTCTCGGCAACGCGTTTACCAAGCACTTTCTGATGCGCCGCATAATATTGACACCGGAATCGATATCTGCCATCAAATAATTGCGCTAGGTGGTCATGAAGTTGAACAAGGCAACATTACGCTCGTTAAGCTCAAAGACTAGGCACATCTCAGCCTCTCGTTGTATCTTGACTGAAAACCTAATATCAGCATGGCACTCATTTCAAGCTTAATCTCTTCCTGGTCGTACGAGGAAACCGGAAATGACGATAGAACCGATGATCACGGCGTCAATGATCTTACTGTCGTAAATGGCGATGACATCAGCAGCGTTGACGGCATAATCGGAAAGGCTGTTCAGTTCGATGCAAACGACGGCGTACTTCGCCGGCTCAATGCAAACGCTGCAACGCTGCAACTCGGAACGGCGTCTCGAACGATCGAACTGTGGGCCAAATTCCCATCTCTGCCGTCGCAGTTTCGAGGGATCATCATGTTCGGCGCATCGAGCACGACAGAGGAAGGATATTGCATCGTCGTGAACAACCAGACCGTCACGAAAGGCATACGCTTCAACATCTCAAACGGCTCATCAAGAACGATTCTCGACTCGAACGCGAACGTTATCGACGCCGATGGCAACTGGTATCAGATCGTGATCGTTATTGACCGGTCCGCAAATACAGCAACGATATATGTAAACGGAGTTGTCGCGAGCTCGACGGGCACAGTATTTGGAACCGAAGATATTCAAAGTGCTCAAGACTTCGAACAAAACGGCTTCTTCTCATCAGGCGGCTTTAATGGCGTACTCGACAACGGTCGGGTCTTTAGCAAAGCGCTCTCGGCCGCTGAAATCACAGAACTTTATAATGAGCGCAAGAGTGTATCCTATCACACGCTCAACAACGAAGAGTATACGCTCGAAACCAACACGATAGCACAATACACACTTACGACATCATGAGTAGAGCATCCAACGACCGTACAGGCTACCAGGACATAACACCGGCAAAAGGAATTCTGCAGGGATCGAAGTTCCCGTTCTCGTGTGTCCTCAAAGATTCGAGCGGGACTGGCGTCACTGGTCAAGCCGCAAATCTCACACTTGAAGTCATAGAGCCAAGCGGCACGACGAGCGTCACCGCCATTACCGACAACGGCTCCGGTGTCTACGAAGTAACGAACCAGTACACACTCGACGAATCCGGAGAGATATTCGCCAACTGGATTTTCGACGACTCGACGCGTAAGCTTATTCTCGGGCAGAAGATCAAGGTGTCTCCGAAGAATTAACTTCGTTAGTAAATGTTTACTAATAATAATTTCAAGGCCGGCTAAACACTACGAAAGCGGCCTTTCAACTAGCTACATACGACAAAATGAACGACAACGTGAGCGCATACCCGCTTTCGTGGCCGCAGCATATCAAACGGACACGGTACCCCAAGCATTCCAGGTTCAGCAGAACAAGGCGCAGCTATGACGGCAAGTCAAAATTTGCGGCCGCTCGCGATGGTATATATGACGAGCTCGCGAAGCTTGGAGCAAAAAACGTCATCATATCGTCAAATATTCCACTGAGGCAAGACGGCCAACCAAGAGCGAGCTACAAAAAACCAACTGATGTCGGTGTCGCCGTGTACTTCACTTTGCATAACGAGATCAAAGTGATCGCGTGTGACAACTGGTACAGGCTCGTCGACAACATTCACGCTATTTGGCTCTCGATACAAGCAATACGCGGACTCGACCGGTGGGCATGTTCCGACATTCTCAAAAGTGCGTTTGCAGGATTTAGAGCTCTTCCTGAGTCTGCGACGCCGTCATCTTGGAGGGCTATCTTAGGAGTGGATCCAGGTGAAGGATTTGATGTCGTAAAAGCTAGATATCGGCATCTGGTTAAGATAGCCGTCGGCGAAAAGCTTTATATCCTAAACGACGCATATGAAGCTGCTAAGAGGGAACTGCAATGAGCAAGAATAAGAAAATGGGAAGACGATCTAAAATTGAAGATCAGGATCTCGTCGACCGCATTGTCGAGAACATCAAGTCCGGTGCGATATTCGAGGACGCGGCTCGCGACGCTGGTATATCGAAACAGTCATTCTTTAGCTGGCGAAACCGAGGTGAGCAACAGGCCGCTCTCGACGAAGAACATCGTGACCCAGAGGAAGCCATCTACCTGGACTTCTTCAACCGTGTAAAAAGAAGCGACTCTTCCGCCGTCGTGTCGGCAAACAAGTCTATCAAGAAGGCTTGGATGGGTGAGCATCTCAAGAAAGAGACGATCATCGAACATCCGGACGGATCGAAGACAACGACTCGTGAATATCATAAGCCAGATTGGCACGCCGGCGCGTGGTTTTTAGAACGTCGCCGTAATGACGACTTCGGACGACGTGAAATCATCAAGCACGCCGGGGATTCGAATGAACCCGTGATCGTGAAGATTATGGATGCTGAAATGCTCGCCGCCGAGTGGCTCAACTATAAACCAGACGACGACACAGAAAACAACAATGAAACATGAGGCTATTAGGATGGATCTTTCCACTTTGATCAAAGCTGTAAAAGCGATAGAATCTGAGGTATGGAGTCTCGTCAGAAAAGCCGGTTATATCGATGAACGCGATCCACTTTACTCAAAAAGGAATAGAAACCACATTCTTAAGTCATTGACACCAGTCGATAATTGGGCATTCTATGACGTTCCTGAGGAAATACATAGTCGCATAAGTGAGCATCTGGAGGAGAAAAACAAACTAATTCGTTACTTAAATGATTTTTTCTCTGACAGTATTCCCGATGAGTTTCTATTAAAACCGAGACCGGAAAAGCGGTCTTGGCATGCAGATTAAGCAAGATAATTAGGTTTTGATAAGTCTGTCTTATCGAAAGTAAAATGTAAAAATGAGTGCTGTGATTCACATAGGAGATTGTTTGGAAGTACTAAAGACTCTCGAGGATGAGTCTGTGCAAACGTGTGTAACTTCTCCGCCTTATTGGGGCCTGCGTGACTATGGTGTTGACGGGCAGTTAGGATTTGAGGAAACGCCAGAAGAGTTTGTCGAAAACCTGGTAAATGTTTTCAGGGAGGTTCGGCGGGTATTAAGGAAAGATGGAACGTTGTGGCTTAATCTTGGGGATAGCTACAACGGCAAAGCCACAAATAGAACTAAACAGAACGGTTATAATGACGGACTAAAAAACAGAGAAGCGAGATTCTCTGTCGGTGGTGTGATTGGCTTAAAACCTAAAGATTTAGTTGGCATACCGTGGCGTGTAGCTTTTGCGCTGCAGGCTGATGGTTGGTATTTGAGGCAGGACATCATTTGGCACAAGCCTAACCCAATGCCTGAGAGCGTTACAGACAGGTGTACAAAAGCGCATGAGTATATCTTTCTGTTTAGTAAGTCAAAGAAATATTATTTCGATTCACAGAGTATTGCCGAACCAGTAACAGACATTGAGTTCAGAACGAAAGGTAGAAACAGGCCTCTTACCTCAATCAATAAGCATTCGTTGGAGGATCCCGACTTAGGAAGGACAAAGAAAAACTTGCACAATATGGTGGCAAGAGACACGAAGAATAAAAGAAGTGTTTGGTCTATCAATCCTGCTCAATATGCTGGTTCTCATTTCGCTGTATTTCCAAAGAAGCTAATTGATCCCTGCATATTAGCAGGAAGCAAGGAAGGTGATACGGTTCTCGATCCGTTTAATGGGGCAGGAACTACTGGGCTTGTAGCACTGGCGAAAAACAGAAATTACATAGGTATTGAACTTAATCCTAGTTATGCTCAAATGTCATTGAAGCGGATAAAAAATGATAATCCAATGTTCAATGAAGTGAGCATAGCAGGATAAAATAACTTTCGATAAAATAGCGATTTGGAAAGTGAAATTAAGGGGTTAATGAAATGGAATCGCATGTAAAATGGAGAAGAATAGATCAGATTCTATATCGAGAAATCTATTCCAGATTGCACGATACATCAAAGGTGTTTGGCACATCAACTGACATGGATGGGCTTAGTCCAATAGGCGATGGAAAACCATTTATTATGACTGAGTGGGGTTGGTCTGATGCTGACATTCCTTTAATCCGATACGAGAAGCGCGGAGATGAAGAGTCTTTCTTTTTAGCATCAATTAGTATGATAGAAGAATAACTTACGCCACAATAGCGTTATCGAAAGTAAAGTTGAGACATCAACATGGCAAAAAGAAACTTTATTACACGGCTAATCTTTTCTTCGTTAGACAAGGCAAGAGTTCCTTTGTCGATGAGGGATAGGGAAAGAGCAATCATTGAGATATGTGAAATGAACCCGCACAGAATACCTCACGAACTCAAGGATTGTAGTGATGGTGAGTTGTATAATTTGTATGCAATTGAGCTTAATGAGGAGTTTGTAGCAGATTGTAATCAAGATAGGTTTCGATAATTTAGGATTATCAAAAGTAATATTTGCTATGAAGATAAGACTGCAAGGCGGGCCAATGGATAACCTGGAGGTGCCAGCAATGGATAATTTATTCATTGGCAAGGTTATTCATGTGCCGATCAAGAAAACACCAGGTATCATGCCTAGTGATACACAAGTGAGTTTAAATATGACTGACGACTATGAAGAGTATGTAGTCAGCTATATAGGCATAAGTATTTGCTTTGCCGAACATCCTTCTTTTTCAGAACAAACAAGCCAATCCAGCTAGGGGTGGGTATGGAAGTGAATAAATATATTCCCGAAAGCTTTTCAGCGCAGGATATGCTTGCAGTTGCTGTGCAGTCGCGTGAAAAAATAGTCCGTGAAATTATTAGCGCAATGAATGAGGCAATGCGTAATAATTCAGGAGGCAGGGCAATTGAGTATCACGCAGAATTACTTGAGAGGGTAAACGATATCTTGGAAAATCCACCCGCCCCAGACGCGGCGGTAAATGAGTGAAATCATGAAAAAAACGACTGAAAACAATCGGATAAACGTTTATACCTGCAGTTATGCCATTGCACGAGTCGAAGACGGCCGCATTGTAGTCAAGCCGGCCGACGAGAAGAGTCATCAAATTGTGACGATCGACCGTGATGAAGGAAACACTCCAATGTTCATTGATTGTCCTGTGTGTGGATCTCGCGCGACTTCATCAATGTACATGGTCGACCAAGACCTGATACCAACTCACGAGTGGTACAAGCCAACCGAGAGGTATATTCAAAAGCTGAAAAAGATCGATTCAGGCTGGGCAAGACAGACGGTCGATCATTGCGAAAGAGGCGGTCTTCTATTTCGAGAAATAACCGGAGAAGACAATGCTGGATGAACCAATTGTTTGGGGTTTAATTCTACTCGTGATCGTTTTGTTATTAATGTTCAAAACACCACCGCCAAAACCCAAATGACAGTCAAAGAGATCATATTACACCATAGCGCTGGGATTGACACAAGCGCCGACAATTGGGAGAAGATCCGAAAATTTCACATCGAAGAAAGAGGATGGTCGGATATCGGTTATCATGCAGGCATCGAGCTCGTCGGACCAGAATACAAAATCCGCTACGGTCGTCCGCTGAACAAGAACGGCGCACACTGCCCCGGCAAGAACTCTGTCGCTGTAGGGTTTTGTTTTGTTGGCGATTTCACGAACGAGCCGCCGCCGCTCGGAATGGTTGTTCATGCCGCTCGTGAATTCTTCATTCCTGTAATGAACCAGTATCATCTCTCACTTGCGGACATATCTTGCCACCGTGATCATCGTGCTACAGAGTGTCCAGGCAAGGCTTTCGACATTGGCATCATTCAATATGTTATCGAGGGTCTTTTAAAAGATGCTAGGTAAATGTGGAACTTCAAGAAAGAACTACACGACGACGATGTAAGCCGACAACAACAGCCTTGTGGCTGCATCATGATTGCCGCTGTCGTAGCACTGGCATTTTATCTCTTCTATTTCAACGACTTCTTTAAGTAATGCCTGAGATCCGGATCGTAAAAAGCTCAACGAGTGAGAGGCGATTTGTTGCCCATGGCGGTGCACGTGAGTTCTGGTTCGACATGTCACCGGAACAAGTTATAGGCGGGCCGGCTGAAACAGGTAAGACACGAGTAGCTCTTGAGAAGGTCAACATGCTTCTCTCGACATATCCGAAGGTAAGAGCGCTCATGTGTCGAAAATCACTTCGATCTCTTTACGAATCGGCAGTAGTTACACTCGATAGACACGTTCTCGGAGCGTATGACGATGAAGGAGAATTCCAACAAGACAAAACCCCAGTTAGAAAAATCGGCGGCGAGACTCCGTCTGCATACCAGTACCCAAATGGATCCCGATTGGTGCTCGGGGGACTCGATAAGCCCGGTAAGGTACTCTCAGCCGAATACGACGTCATCTACGTTCCACAGGCCGAGGAAATCGCCTTGCTCGACTGGGAAACGCTCACGACGCGAGCGACGGGGCGAGCCGGGAATCTTCCGTTTGGAGGGCTCGTTCTTGGAGATGCTAACCCGGGACCACCGTCACACTGGATAAAGCAGAGAGAGCGAGAGGGGAAACTCTCGTTTCATGAAGGTCGGCACCAGGACAACCCCGTCTTATTCGACCACATCGATAACGAGTGGACCGTTCAAGGGAAGCGATCACTTCGCCGGCTTGATGCGCTAACAGGTGTCACGAAAGAGCGGCTCAGATACGGACGATGGGTTGCCGCTGAAGGTGCTGTCTATCCGACGTTTGACAAAACGATCCATGTTATACCGGCTTTCGACATCCCGGGAGATTGGCCACGTTTCCGAGTGATCGACTTTGGTCTTGTGAATCCGTTCGTTTGTCAGTGGTGGGCACTCGACGGCGATCGCCGTGCATACATGTATCGCGAGATCTACAAGACAGGCCGAACCGTCGCGCAACATGCCGCTCAGATTAAGTCGCTTTCGATTGGTGAGAAGATAATCACGACGATATGCGACACTGACGCCGAAGATCGTCTCACGCTATCACAAAACGGTATTCCGAACATTCCGGCGTATAAATCTGTAAAGAGAGGTATCGAAGCGGTTCAGCGTCGCCTTGCAGTTCAGGAGGACGGGAAACCCCGTCTTTTTCTGTTCAAATCAGCACTCGTCGAGATAGATCAGGAGCTTCTCGTCAGAGATAAACCGGTTCCGACTTGCACGGAAGACGAGGTCGAGTCGTATATTTGGATGAATCCAGGCAAGAAAGAAGCTCCCGTCAAAGAGAACGACCACGGTGTCGATGCAATACGTTACTTCATTTGTCATATTGACAAACTTGCGCCATTAATGAGACGTAAATCAAGAAAGAGATGAGTTCAACAAACGGAACGATCGCCGAAAAATCTAAAAAGTCTTGGCTCGTGAAAACCGACCACGAGTATAAGCAAATGATTGATAAGTGGCTTTATACAGCCGAGGTTTATCTCAATACGTACGCCGATAAAGGAAAGGCTAAGCAGTTTCTGAATAAGCGATATGACAAAGAGACGCGCGACACAATGAAGCTTCGGATTGACAAGGCCGTCGCTGCAATGGATCTCGCGATAATCGTCACAAAGATAGTTGGACAAGTCTTTTCAGCGGCAAAAGACGACAAACGAGAATGGGGAGAATTCGGCGATCCTAAAAACGAGAAGACAGTCGCCGGCCAAATATTTCGCGATTGCGACGGAAAGGGAACGAACTATCCGGTCTTCTGGCGTCAATTTGCAACTGAGCTTCTCGTATATCTTCAGAGCTACATTCTTATAGAGGGAGAGGAGAAAAAAGAAGTATTCGGAGAGGACGGTAAACTTGAGCGTGTCGAGATCAGCGAACCCAGATTCGTTATCATCACGCCGGACATGGTTCATTCGAAAGGAGAAAAGAAAGGCCGGCTAATCTGGATCAAGGTTCGTCATGAAATGATTCCTGAAGAAGTGTCAGGCAATCCAAGAGCCGACCAGGAGCCACAGATCTTTTATACGCTTTATACGCTCGACGGGTGGGTCCGCTATCGTTATCACGAAAATGACGACGTCGAAGTAGAGGTCGATCGTGGGCCTTATGAGTTCTACACAACGACGCAGCGTGAAGTGAGACGTCTTCCAATCGTTCGGGCGAAATTCCCATTCAAATACTACATCACCCACTACTTGGCGAAGATCGTCATCAGGATATTCAACCATGAGTCGGCTCTGGATGCATTTCTCAGCGAGTCGACGATGATCCACTATATCGAGGAATCTTCTCCGTGGGAATTCCAAGAGCACCAGGAAGACCGCAACGCCGGCGAGACAGAGCACAATATGACTCCAGGGTCAAAAGCTTATTATCTAGCGCCGCCTGAAGGACCGGCTCGCCTATTGTCAGAAGAGATCGACAAACAAAGGAAGATGCTTCATGAGATGGCATTCCAGGCATTTGGCGACGCTGCTAAGGAATCGACTGCGACAGAGATCATATTCGACAAAATGAGTGGCGTTCTCGTCTTCCTCATTCTCTATGTGACCAGTCTTGACGAAGCCGAGAATCAGGCAATGTTTATTCGTGAGCAAATCGAGTATCCGAACGACTCGTCCAGGTGGGGTAAGTTCAAGGTTGAGCGCTCAACGAAGTTCTTGCCGTTTAATCCAGAGAAGATCGTCGAGCTAATGGAGCGCATGACCTTTGGAGGTGAACCTCTTCCATTTACTGACACGATGATCGAGAAGGTCGTTCTTCACATCTGGGAAAATCACTTTGGGTTTGAAGCCCCGAAAGAGGAGCTAACAAAGCTGAAAGAGCAAATCCAGGTGTTCATCGAAAAACGCGACGGCACGTCACGAGCGGCCGCTGTCGAGGACTTCTTAAAGACCGAGCTCGATAACGATGGTAATGAACCACCAGATGACGGCGCAGGGAAGGAGCAAAACCCGAAAAAGGTAGCCAACCCGCCGGTTCCAGCTGAAGCGTAGTCCATGGCGAAAAAGATCACATCGAATAAACGTCGTGACGATATCATTCGTCGGCTCAACGAGAAAGCTGACGACGGATTCGACGCTTTCGCCGATGAGCTTGGTGAGGTACTTCGGCAGTTTTGGAGAACGGCTTCTCTGATTACGGCCGCGAAGATATCAAGTGTTCTTAAATCTACGACCCAAAGATTTACGACAAAGACGGCTCGCGACATTGAAGTGATTGCAGAGAGGATGCTCAAAACCGGACTCGGCCGAGCGATCAGACCGATCATGAAAGCCGCTTCCGTCATATCCTATTCGATAGGAGGGGCAGAGATCGACGGCGGTATCGTAAAAAGCTTCTCTCTTGTAGACCGCGAAGCGATCCGGTTTCTCGAAGAACATACGATGTTCTGGTCGCTTAACCACTACGACACGTCTGTCACGAACAGAATTCGCAAGTTAACTAAGAGAGTGATTTCGGACGGGATGAGCCGGCGCGACGCGGGTCTATTCTTTAAGAACACAATAGGCGAGAACCTCAAGCGATCCGATTCTTACTGGGAACTGACGGCCGATGCAATCGCGACGCGTGGACGTTCAATGGGTGCTCTTTCGGCGTTTGAGCGAGCCGGCGTTCTTGAATACGAGGTCGACGCTGTCATCGATCACCGCACCTCCGACATATGCAACTATCTAAACAAGAAGCGCTTCAGGGTCTCTGATGCTGTTATCGTGAGGGGCGAAATGCTTCAGGCGACGACACCAGAGCAAGCAAAGCAGATATCGCCATGGCTTAGAGACCGCGATGTCGTTGGCGCTCCGATACGTGAGCTCGCGGCTCGCGGCGTCGTCTTTCCACCGTTTCACGGTAGGTGCCGATCTCGCCTACGTATTGTCCTGTCATAGCGGAACTTTACAGCAGTGGTTATGTAACCGCAGTCATTAGAAGAGTTGTTACAAAGAGGGCTGACTCGCTTGCCGAGTTGGCTCTTTTTGCTTATCGCATAGAGCATGAAACAATGGGAGTAAGACGATGTAAAGAGTGATGTACATAGACATGTATCTACCAGAAGGAAGCCGGTTCTCTTAATTGGGGGGCGGCTTTCTTTGTAAAGAGTGTATTTTACAGACCTTATTTATTAAGGCGAAGCGTTGAAACTTTCTTAAAAACTCCCAATATTAGTACCTGAATCCGGTCTCCGGCACCGTGGGAAAGCGAAGTATATCGCTAGATAAACGCCGTGATCGCCGATACTCGGCACCGCTCGCGAGAGCGCGAAAATAAATCAGCGGCCCGTACTCATGTGAGCGGCCGAAAACACACATCGAATAGATGCCACATACTTTTAAGACTCAGGTCGAAGGCAAAGAAGTCGACGTCGAACTTCCTGAAGGATATGCGACGCCGGACGAATTCCAGTCGTTGAACAACAACTTCCAGGCTACCAAGCGACAGTTTGAAAACCTCAAAAAATCACAACTGACGCCCGAGAAAGCAATCGAAGATCCGGCTTTTATCAAGTCCGTATTCGAAGCGAAGAACGTTCCTTTCGACGAGGAAACGCTTGATTTCAAATTGCCGGAGAAATATAAGGACGAAGCCGCCGTCGAAGCAGCTATAAACGAGCGTCTCGCGAAGAAAGAGCAAGCTTGGAATAAATCGAAGCTCGCTCCACTTCAGGAAACGAACGAAAAGCTGTCGACGAAGCTCTCCTCAACTCGTGAAGTGTTGAAAAGGATGATGATCGAGCAATCCGCAAGGAAGGCCGGCGTCGCCGACGCGAAGTTCACCGCTAACCCGTTCGACGGAAGCGCAGCGGTTCACAACGCAGCATCACTCTTCAACGACTTTGATCCGACAATTGGGAAAGAAGGAAACTTTGTCATCAAGCGAGACGACACCGTCTTAACCGACAAGACAGGAACGCCGATCACTCCCGACAATTACTGGGACCACTTCAAAGCAGAAAATCACGACAACGTTGATTTGATCAATGAATGGTTTCCGAAGAATCGTCAGGGTGGATCTAACTTCAGTCATGGCGGCGGCGGTGGAGGTGCTCATACGATATCGGCACAAGACGCTCAGAATCACCAAAAGTGGAAGCAAGCGAAAGAAGCCGCTGATAAGGCCGGAGTCGAATTAAGAATCACGTAACTCTTAAAAGTCGACTTAATCGATCATGGCAAATACAATCACACAAGCCGAGCTTATCTGGTTTGCGAATGAAGGTCTCATGACTCTTCACGACGCGATGGGAATGGCTCGCTCAGTACATCGCGGATTCTCGGAAGAAGCCGGATTTCGTGGAAAAACGATCCGGATCCACAAACCGGACTCACCAACGATCAACAACTTCGGAACCGGCGCACAGGATGCGAACGATTCTGGTGTTGACATCGTGCTTTCGAATCACAAAGAGGCGCACTGGCGCTTTACTGATTCCGAGCTTTTCTTCTCACGTCGCGGAGTTCTCCTGAACTCTCATATTCGTCCAGCGATGAAAGAACTCGCCGGAGCGATTGAAGACGACTTGACAGATCTATACATCGACATTCCGTACCGTTACGACGTGACGACCACAGCGGCCGATGTACGGAAGAATGTCACTCAGCCCCGCAAGATTCTTGCAGCTAACGGCGTTCCGATCAACGACCGTGGCAATATGTTCTTCGCGATGGATGAGAATCTCGACGCGATCTTCCGTGAGTCGACAATGTTCGACTTCGATAAGCTCGGTCCTGAAGCTGCAGCTCGTATGCAGGTCGGAGCCGCTTCGAACATGTATCAGGGTATAGAATTCTTCTATACTGGGAAGATCGAAGAGCATACTTCCGGAACCGTTCTTTCAGCTGGTAACGACGTGCTCGCAGCTGTGAACAATGGTGGTGGCTATGCTGCTGATGTAACGTCGATGGCGATCGACGGCCTTAATGGCACCGAGACACTCCTTATCGGAGACTCGTTCTCGATCGCTGGTCAAACGACCCGATACGTACTGACTGCAAACACGACGCTTGCAGCGGGTGCGGGAACGATCACGTTTGCTCCCGGTCTCTCTGCCGCTGTTGCTGACAACGCGGTCGTAACGTTTGACGATGGCAACGTTGCAGGCAACAACGCCGACAACTTTTATGCAAACCTGCTTTATCACCGCAATGCGTTTGCGCTCGCAATGGCACCGCTCGAAGGCGATGTAGCCTCAGAGCAAGCTCGCGCACAAGGTTGGGTAGTTGCAAACGTTGTCGATCCTGAAACCAATCTGGGGCTTCGTCTCATGGTTTGGTACGATGGAAATGGTATTAACCTGCGTCTCGACGCATTATGGGGTGTTAAGACGCTTGACGAAAAAATGGCTTGCCGCGTTCTCGGTGACGTTTAGTCGTCAATGCTCCTAGTGAGCACCTGAGAGGAGAATGCCGGCGGCTCTAACGGGTCGTCGGCTTTCGCCGGTCTATAACCAATAGCACATATAAAAAATGGCTAAGAAATTAATACTTGACACCGTTGAGATTCACGATCCCAAGAGCGAAGACGATTATGTCGTAATAAATGAAGACGACTTCGACGAGCGTATTCATGTAGAATATGCGAAAGATCGTCCTAATCGTCTTTGCAAGGTCAATGCAACAGAGGAAGAAATCCAGGCCTTCTTAGATGGCAAAAAGGGATCTGAGCAAAAGCCTAAACCAAAAGCGAAGAAAGCACCTGCGTCTAAAAAAGCGGCCGCTGAAACCACAGAAGACGATACAGTCGAGCGGGTTTCATAACCGATAAACCGGAAAGACATGGCAATCACGACCGCGATTCTAATCGCAAAACATCTCTCAATTGAAAGCCGCGTAGCCAATAAGGCATTCGAGTATAATCTCGAAGCAACAGAGCACTTGAAGCTTCTGATATCAGAGGGGATGTATGATACGATTGCAGCCGACACGACTCACGAGCATTACGCGAAAGTGCAGAGAGCGGAGTCAATTCTCTGTTACTTTTTTGCGCTTCCGGATCTGTCTGTTCGCGGCGATAGTGAAGGCGGTTTTGTGAGCTCAACGGGCTTTAACGAGTCGCGAGTCGCTCTTTCCGGGGCCCGAACGGTAGATCACTATGCACGCCGGCAGTATGCCCGAGTGAAATTATTGCTCCGTGAACTCCTGGTGACCAAGACAAGTAAGCGTCGTCCGATCGACTATCTTGATAACACTGGTTCTTTCTATTAATGGCACGAATCAACTTCGATCTTGAGGACGACCACGAGCGTGGTATTGCTGCAGTCGTTAAGGAGTTCGAACTGATCGGACTTGAAATGACGGCGATCGCGGCCGACAAGCTAGATGCTGAAGACGTGAATGTCGACGGTACGCTTAAGCGGTCGATCTCTCACGAGGTCCAGGTCTTTCTCAAGAAGGTGGTGATGCTCATATTCGGAGCGAATGCGGCTCATGCTCCGTTCATCGAGTTCGGGACCGCTGCACACTGGCCACCGCCTGCGCCGATCGAGGAGTGGGTTCGCAAGAAACTTCCTTCTGTTCCTGCGCAGCAAATTCAAGAGGTTGCCTTTCTGGTTGCTCGCAAGATCTCTGAGGAAGGAACTGAAGCAGTCGGATTCATCGAGCACGCTCTCGACAGGATTGTGCCTAAATTTGCCGAGCGTGTCGAAGCTGCTTATGCACTCGGATTCAACAGCCTATTTTGATCGTGGGAAATGCCTAATATTGATATTTCTTTAAAAGACTTAATTGATGCCGCCGATAACTGTGGTGAATTCAAGTTTGTTGACTCTGAGCCACCGACGTCGCTTGGAGAGGATCAATATCCGGCGTTCGTAATTGGTCCGACGATCAACTTTGCCAGGATGAGACCAGTTGATCCGAGGGCGCTACGGTATGATGGAGAATATGAATATGTGGTTTCGATGCTCTTTGATCGCCACGTGATCGACACCGCTAACCAGTATCCAAACTCTGAGATGGTGAGAGTTCGCAAGGCATGGCACACGCAGCTTGAAACCGACGAGGGGAGTGAGACGCCATTTGTTCTGAGCGATCTTCGCCACTACATATCAAGGTTCTCAAACCGAGAGATCCGCGTCGTGGCGTTCACAGCGAGCCGGTACAACAAAGAAGACAATGTATAGGGATATGGATAATCAGATCATCACCAACGACATCGACGACAAGGATGTCTTAACGCGGCCACGGCCAAAACCTAAATACCATGGCTAAGAGCAAAAAATCGAAACTCAAAATTGTCGTCACGACGGCTCTTAATCTCGCGAACCACTCAGAACGCCGGCGAAAACTCGACCGGCTTTCGCTGTCTCACTTGGCCGGCTTAAAACCGAAAGGGTATGATCTGGTTATTCATGCTATCGGGACCGACGATGAAGACCGTGAGCTCGCCGAAGAACTTGGGTTGAAGCTGATTCTTCAGTCTAACGAGAATCTCGGCAAAAAAAGGAATGAAGGACTGCAGCACGCCGTCACGTTTGGCGATGTCGTGATTCAAATCGGCTCCGACGACCTGCTTTCTGAGGGTTTCATCGACTTTGTCGCGACTGTATTTTCTGATGAGTCGGTCGGATCTCTGAAGATTCGCGGATTTTATGAGTATGATACTCCGACAGGACGCTTATCTCATTTTCCGAATCACGTTTTTGCGACGGCTTTTAGGAGTTCTATTCTTGACGGTGATCTCTACGAGACCGACAAGGGAATTAAAAATATCGATCTCACGCTTCACACTCGGCTTTGGTCGATGTCAGAGCGTTCCGGATGTCGACAGGTGACGCTCGACCTTCCGGATTCGGCGGCGTATGTATTTTTGAAGTGTGGTGACGAGCTTCATTCGTTTGATGACCACGTCAACGCATTTTCAAAACTGACGACCGTTATCGACGGCACCAAAGCCGACGAGTTCATTGAGCGTCACTTCTCCAATGTATCACTGAAAACCGATTGATTTATCATGCCAGCACCAAGACGATATAAAGGCATCAAGAAAGTCGAGATTGGAACGGTTGCGACTTCTCTCACTGAGCTTCCAAATCTTGCTGTCTCCGACGCCGGAGTTCCGGAAGCCGGAGTAACATTCGAGCCTCACGGCGATTCGACTCCAAAAACGCCATATGGCAACAACTATGGCGGTCCAGACCTGCGACAGTACCGATTCAACTTCTTAGATAGAAGTTCATTCGATACGTATAGAGCCGGTCACATCGCGAAGACGAAATATTTCTTCCAATTTACGCTCGACAATGACGAGACGCACATCACAACTGAAGCGATTCAGTTTGAAGAACTCCGTCACGGCGATATGGATGGTGCGATTAACGGCCGTGGCGATGTTTTCCATGGCTCAATCCGTGTTCCGAAGTTTCTCATCACCGAGACAACAGCGTAATCGATGGGATTTTGGAACGGCATAACATATGTCGCTTTAGGCGATCCGGCGACCGGTAACTTCGTCGAATTCACTGATCTTACGGGTGATCTGTTTTATGAAACGGTCCCAGTAGGAGTCGGCGAAACTGGTCCGACCGGATCACCATTGCAGCCGAGTGATCGCTCGGTTTGCCGGTTCTCGTTTCTTCCGAGTGACGGCCTGAAACTGAACCAGATGCGCCAATGGATGAACAATCAAACGAGAGTTCATCTTTTTGCGTTAGGTCCTGGTCAGGCAATCGTATGGAATGAGGCCGACCCAATACATATGATGCGCCGTCCGGTGACTGGCTTTGTGCGAGGTCGCTCCGATGTGTGGGATGTGACGATTGAGCGGCGTGGCCATGGCCGTCACGACATACACGGCGGCGTGTCGCTACTGGCCAAGAATGGGTGGCATGAAGGTAGTGTAAGCGGTCTCGCGAATGGCTATACACATTTCGAGCCTGGAACTGGTGTTTCGACACCTTCATTTGCTAGCGGTGAACAAGCAAACCTTGCTGATGAGCTCTCCGGAATTTACTACGATGTGTTCTGTCCTATTCAGGCTATATCGTTTGATTTCGAGTTCTCGGTTCACGGGACGGTGCTTCATCCAACGACGTCGACGTTTAAGTTTCAAAGACAGTGGCTAGAGAATGATTTAACGGTGATCAACACATCGTTTAAGGATCCGTCTTCAGTAGGCCGCGATTCGATCAATATCACATCGGCTCCGACTGATGCATTTTGGCTCCGTCTCTGGATTATGATTCAGCCAACGGCGACACTCGGTTCTCAGTCTGTTAAGGATCCGGCTTGCCGCGTCGATGGTGAGACGACTTATTTACTGCACTAATGACATCAAGCTTCACATATACGACGGGATCGACAGAGCGCAAGTTCTACGCCGACGATGTAAAGATCGAGCTAATCACGAACGGAGAACAGCAGCGCCTAATCGATGGCACTCTCGACCAGGATGCTCGCGAGATCTTCTTTCGCGTGACTGTGAACCAAGTTTGGGAGCAAGTCGGGGCATCTGATAAGCGGCCTGTCGCGATGTGGCTCGATATGCTTGGCGGCGAAGAAATCACTTTTAAGCCAGATACGAGCGGGTCATCGTCATTCATCATATATCCCGATCTTGGTCACTCTCCAACAGCGATAGCGCTTCGTCTTGGAACACACAGAAGGAAGGTCTCGCTCAGGTTCCTTTCAAAGTCGACGTATCAGTACAACGATTCGGTGGCGACGACGCTTGCAGCACTCATGCCACACGTCGGATCCTAGCGTCAGACCTAATTTATTTAGGCAGCAAAACGTGAAAGAGAGCTCACACGCGAAAGCAAAAACACTACTTTACCTTAATTTTTTAAGCTACATCGCATAACAACTATGAATCTAGAACCTAAATATCAGATTTTCACTGACTCCGACGAGACATATTCGTCGATCAAGCCGTCAATCAAGAACGTGCTCACATATGTACGGCGCTTCGTGAAGTGGTCGCCTATATCGATGACCAAGCGCTCACAAGTTGCTCTTATGTTTGGTATCAGTGAAGAAGTAACTGATGAAGTGAGCTATGTTGACTACCAAGTCGAACGGGCGAAGCTTCTTTTTCCTTTTCACGTCGACGAGATCGAAGAGCGTAAGGAAGAGCTCAATACCGCCGAGGTCGAGCGTGCACAAGGAAATTTTTCCGACGCGGCGCAACTTCAGTTGCAAGAGCCGGATTCACAGTTCGCCGAGTTGCAAGGCTTCCTTCAAGATTTGACTTCAAGTATGGAGAAGATAGACCAAAGCTTGACAGTTACGCGAGCGACCGAGTAGTCGCGATCGGTGAACTTCTTCGTGAGTTCGACCCGCTCTCTCGCCTTGTTATGCGAGCCGCTCGGACCCCGCAAGAGATCGAATACCTAAGTAATCAGGAACCGTCGGAAGTTGCTCTTGCTCTAGTTCTCCGGCATATACATTAAATATCATGGGTGAACGCAAAGCAGAAGTCGAGCTAATTTTTGATGCTTCCGGTAAAGGGATCAGAGCAATTCGTCTCGCAAACGGAGAAATATTCGAGCTTGGCGAACGTGCGGAGAAGACAGAGCAAAAGACGAAGAAGCTCGACCGGGGATTTGGGAAGCTCGTAGCATCAATCGGCTCTATGATCGCTGTATCGGCTGTGCTCCGTAAGACGTTTGATGTCCTCAGTGACTCGGTCGAGAAAGCAGGCATTCAGGAGATTTCAGAGAGAAAGCTCGAGCAAGCGCTTCGCAATCTCGGCATAGAGTCCGACGAGACGAGCGACCGCCTAAAGCGGCTTGCATCAGAAGTACAGACATTCTCCAATTTTGGTGATGAGGCGATCATAACGGCTCAGGCGATGCTTCTCTCGTTTGGATCTGTCGCAGGTCCTGAAGGAGTCGAGCTTCTCACTCCCCGCCTTGCTGATCTTGCGGCCGGCGTATCAAAAGTCACTGGGGAGACGGTCGACTTAAACCAAGTTGCGACCGCTCTCGGAAAAGCGCTTGGGGGCACAGGGTCAGAGCTTCGAGAGTACGGCATTTCTATGTCAGAGGCTCAGGAGGAAGCCTTCAAAACTGCTGAAGGCCTGGACAAGGTTCGTCTTGTGACTGAGATTCTCGACTCGAATTTCAAAGGCCTTGCACAAGCGACCGCGAACGCCGGTGTTCAGATGATAAATTCAATCGGTGATTTTCAGGAAGCGCTTGGCTCTGAGCTTTTGCCAGAGATCGAGGACGCACAGCGTCAAATCACGCAGTTTGTGAGCGATCCGAGGATATTGGAGTTTGCACGAGCAACCGGTGCAAAGCTCGTCGAGTTTGGTCAAGGCATTATCCGCTTCTTTCAGTTCTCGATTCCGATCGCGTTTAACCGCGTAAAAGCATCCACGAGTGAACGGCATCCTCAATAATCGAGACAGTTGGCAAGGCGGCGGCTTTTGTCTCTGATCCATTCGCAGGACTGCAGGGAAGGGAGCGTGAGAATCCATTTCAGTCGACGATTGACGCGTTGAATGAAATCGCGACCGGTGCTCGTGAGAATGAAACGGCGCTGATCAATCAGGAACTGCAGATGTCGGCCGCTCGCATTCAGGCCGAGGTATTCGCCGAAGCAAATCGCGACTTGGCCCAGTCTTACGATCAGCTGAACACGGCGGTAACTGGAGGGGCAGAAGATCCAGCCGAATCGGTACAGGTGAAAGCGATTAAATTTACCGACGAAGCTCGTAGGATCTTCATGGAGAATGAGCGCCGGAGACTCGCGATACATAACAGGCTACGTACGACAGATGTCGATAACTGGGTTAAGGAAGAGAAGAAGAAGACCGATGCAATCAAGGCAACCGAGAAAGCTCAGAAGGCCGCTCTTGCGTCATCGATACAGTCAGCGGCCGGCGAAGCTTCGAATGCTCGTGATGGTGCTAACAACATCATTGGCCAAATAAGGCGCATCATTCAGGCTAAAATTGCCGAGTCGATCGCGAAAGCCTTGGCAACGATCGGGTTTCCGATCAATCTTGCGCTTGGCGGTTTTGCTGCTGTTGCGATCAATGCAATGTTCGACCGGCTTATCCCAAAATTCGCCGATGGCGTGACCAACTTTGCTGGTGGTGTTGCTCTTGTTGGTGAAAGAGGTCCCGAGCTTGTTAATCTTCCAGGCGGATCAAACGTTATAACAAATGAGAATACTGAAGCTATTCTTGGCCGGCTCGACGAGAGGTTGTCAGCCGACAGAATGGGATCCAGTAGCCAAGTAGCAGAAGCTATAAACGACCAAACAAACGCGATGCTTGAAGGGCTCGACATCTTGGGTGAACGTATGGATGGACTCGAGGCTCGAATTGATCCATTCGATTTTAACGAAGCAATGAATAAGCACAATGCTCTTGAGAGAGCGGCCGGTAATACTGCGAGGTCCTGATGGGATGGTTTAATTCCTCATTTACGAAGCGATTTAAGGTTACGATCGCAAATTCCAACATCGACGCTGACCTTTCAGATCATGCCGTATGGGTGCGTTTAAGCGACGCACCTTCCGCATTTTGGACAAATGTTAAAAGCGACGGCGGTGATGTACGTGTTGCGACCGCTGACGGCGTCGAGGTTCCTGCACATCTGATCGTGACTGGGAA